CCTTACCGCTTCGGCGGTAGGGGCTTTTTTATTGCCCAACCTTCGCCTATCTTATGCTGACACTCGCAACCCTTACAATGCTCGTGGAGTTCTTTGGCTAGCGTGGTATCGCCCACCGAGTTGCGAAACCCTGCCCACGCACATGAGTCGCAAATCACTCCGCGCCCTCCGCAGGGGCCGGAGGAGTTTGTGTTGGGCTATCGTCAGACATAGCCGTTTCGATGTTCTGTCCCCCGTCTTCGTCTTTTCCAAAGACAATAGTTCTATTAAATCCCTCAATAATTTCACCAAAGATGTTTGCTGTTTCTAAATGTATTTCGTTCCATGAACGAACCTGCGCCAACAGCAAACTAATAATAAAAATCCCGTCTTGGACTACTTCAATATCATCACCAAGAGCATCAATCCACTTCTTGGAGTCCGCTTTCTCCTGCAAAGTCGTCGCTGTTGTCAAGACCTTCTCGATTGTTATCGGCGCTTTCAATGTTGTCTTCGTCATTTTTGTAGTCCCGCTCTCTTCTTGGTCTAGTCCCGCCTATTTGATTTAGTAAACTGTTTAGTGCTCTGTTGACTCTCATCCTAGCAGCATCATCAGATATCTGTAGTTCTGATGCTAGACTTGAGTTATCCATACCATCACCGAAGCGAAGATACAAAACGTTGTACTGTTCTTCGGGCATCTTCTTGAGAGCCTTATCTATGTCACTCATCATAGCGAACCAGTTGCCTCCTTCGGAGGCTACCTTCCTGGTTGAAGTAAATCCTAAGTCAACCATAGAAGGAGCAGTACTATCGCCCCTAAGAACAGCAGGAAGGAGAATTTCCAGTACCTGACGGTCATAGTAATAATTATCGTCAACATTGTAACCAACAATGCGTGCCTTCTCTTTTTGGCAATAGTCCTTCGCTGCATTCCTAAGAGAGCGACTAATAAGTTTAATTGTCTGCTTCTCATCTAACTTCTCCCACACCGTAATTTTATTCGGATGTGTGAGGAACCACAGCCAAAGTTCTTGTCGTATATCTGCTGGTTCTATCATATGATATTTACGAGAGAACTCGTAAGCGATAGCGCCAACGAGTCCTTCGTATTTTTCTATTACCATGCGTAAGTTTTACCTTCCACAGTAAAAGAACGTCCAATGATTGGTACATTAACCGGCGTAACATTAGTCCTGCGAATATACAGAACCGTGAATCCTTGTTGCCAGTTAGCGGCACCAGTAGTTAGATAATCTGCTTTGTTCAAGTCCATTAGGTGTCCGACTTCAACTCCAAATAGTCTTGCACTAATTCTCCCATTGTACCCGACATGATAGTGTTGGATACCTTGTCTGTGGGTGTGTCCACATACGACAGATAATCCGATACGTCTCGCAAGGCTAAGCGCAGTTCCCCCCGAAGTTTGTATAAGGTTTCCCTCGTCTCCATGGGCAAGAGCCCATCCTGGGGCAAATTGCCAGATTTTATCGTGGTATTTAATATCGAGTTCACGGTATCTGAGCAATTCCTCATATTCCAAAGCGCGGAGGCTAGCAAGCGCAGGGGCGTACCTATCAATGTAGTTTCTGACTCTATCCCCATGATTACTCCTCATTACGTGAAAGGGCTTGTCCCCTAGTACATCCTTGAAGCCTTCCATAATCTCGGATGTCTTATCTAAACCGGATTGTAAAGTCTTGGCGTATTCGCCTGCTCTACCCTTGTTCCAACGAGATGGTTCAGGGCTATCAGCCTCATCACCAACGCAGTACAACTCATCAGGTTCAAAGTCATATACGAAGTCTTGTAGTGCTGTTATGGCTCTAGCATCATGGCTAGGAGCCTGTATGTCTGATAAGACTACTACACGCTTTACGCTATGCTTTTTCTTAGCCACTATTTCTTCTTTCGTTTTTTGGCAGGCTTCTTCTTGGCTCTGCGCTTGTTCTCCATAGCAACATTCTTGCTCTTGGAAACTACACGAAGATTGGACTTACGGTCATCACCGTCACGTCCTTTGTTGTTCTTGTGGTCTACTTCCTGCTTGCGGGGAAGTGACTTACCAGTAGATTCTTCGTAATCTACACGGGCTTTGTTAGAAGATGTTGTGACAGTTTTGCCTTTTTTCTTTTTCTTGAAGACATAGATTGGTCTGCCACCATTCTGCTTACTGCCCTTGTATGGACCGTACTTTTTCATTTGTTCCATTGTCCTCTCAGGACTAGCAATCCAATGATTGCGTAGTTAGCCATGTCCTTGAAGGAATCCTCAAGGGATTCGTTCTCAGGGTTTCTGTTGTTATCTATTAAGTTGTTTATGCGAGCAAGTTTGTCGTGCATCCTTACACGCAATCCGTTTAGTGGACCACCAGGACTCTCGGAGATATTCTTGGGTCCGTAGTCGAAGTGCTTCTTGAGGAGGAGCAAAGCAAGTTCATCGTATGTAGACCATACATCTAGTTCGAACTTAGTAGGCTCTAACTCACTCATCTTTGCTGTCATTGAGGAACCTTTCTATCTGCTCCATCATGTCTTCGGAACCAGCGATTACTTGTGCTTCTTCGATAAACTCGTCGAAGTCTTCACCGCTAGCATTTACGAGCAACAAAGTCGCACTTTGTAGGTGCTCCCATGCCTCATCTGTATTGTTTTCGTTTATCAAATGAGCCATCTCACTTAGGAAAGTGAAAAGGTTAAATGTAAACCTATGGTTTAATCTTACCATCCAATCGTATTCCACGCCGAAGTGTTCCATGTAAGCAAATAGATTATTGGTCTTGAAATTATCTTTCTTGCATACAAAGTAAGAACCCTCTTCAGGTAGTAACATTATTGGGCACCTGCTATCTTTTCTTTGAAGTAGTCTGAGCCGTGCGTTTTGTAGAGCGAGTTGACGTCTTCGCCCTCCGGGGCTTGGATGACAATAAGACCGGACAACTCTCGGGCAAGGGATTTAGCAAATTCATAACCTGCATTGTCTCCGTCTGAGAAGAGGAAAACCTTATCGAAGTCAGAAAGGAGCCTAGTGTAATGTTTCTTCCAATTATTGACACCAGGTACGCCAACCGCTGGAATACCGCAGACGTAATCCAATGTAATCGTGTCGATTTCACCTTCACAAATACATATGTATGACGATGCACGGAAAAACGAGCCCACATTATACAAACGTGTCGTTGCACCAGTAAGTCCCATGTATCTTGGTTCTTCGTTGCCGAGGCTTCGGAATCTAATGTCAACAACACCTGACTTCGTGAGATACGGGATAGCCAACCTGTTGACATATTGTTCATGCCCCGTTAGCGGGTCTAAGACGACGCCCAAGCGTGCCTTCTCCGCTGCTTCCATTGTGATTCCCCGCTCTGCGAGATAATCCTCCGCTTCTGCGAGAGCGCTGTGGTAATACTTTGCCGCTCTCATTAAAGATTCTCTTTGCGATGTTGACTGCTTCACTAAACCCCACCCCTTCTTTAGCCATAATTATAGCATATCCATCGCCCTTTACTTGGCAGGCAAAACAACAGAATGCGTTATCATCTCTTGTCGCTGAAGCACTATTGTGCCTATCGTCATGGAAAGGACACTTCATAGAGAACCACCCACGTCTTGTAGGGACTCGGGCGCCGTAGTGCTCTAAAATCACTGATATATCAGGCTTTTCCATCCATCGCCCTCCGCAACAGTTCTACCCATACTGACACCGGAAGTGTAGCATACCAATCAGCAGGACTTCCTTTGCCTTTGCGTTTATGAATGACAACACCTGTCCATGCTTTCGCATTCTTCGTTTCTAATTCTAATTCTGCTAACCAGCCAGCAAGGTCTAACTTGGCATGGTTCTTAATCTCTATGCAGACACCATTGATACCAGAGATATCTCCTTTATCTAAAGTGGCTCCCGCAAGCCGTCTTTCTGCATACGGGAACCACTCTTGGAGATACTTGACTACATCGCGTTCTGCTTGCGACCCTTTGATTTTGGACTTACTTGACATTAGTACCAGCCGTTCCTCTGCCAAAAGGCCCACGCCCTTGTAGGCGTGTCATATCGATGAACGATGTACTTAAGTCCTCTATTAATTTGATATTCAATTGTAGAGTCCAATGGTGTGTTCAATACTTGAGCAATACCATAGGCTGATGAGTGAGGATTCTTTGCTTTCCAATTCCAAGCAGATTCCTTACCCCATAACTTGGCAAGTGCTTTCCATTCTTGTCTAGCCTGCTTGCCAAACATCTTATTTAGTTTTTTACGTGCGACTGACTGAGCAACCAATTTAGGGCTTGGGATAATTGTTTCTCCCGTCAAAGCCACCTGTATTGGTTGGTTCTTCTTTGTGACTAACGCACCCACAGCCGGGGGCATAGAAGCCACAAATATCGCAATCGCGCTTAGTGTTGATACTGTTGATAGTTTCATTGTTACTCCTCAATGGGTGCCGTTGCCTGCGTTCCACAGTCAGCACACTCCATATCTAGAAAATACATCCCAATGGTATTATCTTCAGCGAAGACTACCTTGAGATTCCATACGAAACTCCCACAGATGCACACCGTAGTTGGATTACCACGGATATCCATCGCCTTGTCGTAACTCGGTTTGAGTTCTGAGATTGGTCTGGACATTAGGACCTATCTGGGATATCTGATACGTCCATTATCTCCGGGTTGAACTGTAACCAATGAGCCGTACCCCCTGAGGGGTCTGCCTTGCCATATCGGTTCTTTACGGGCGCGACGGCTATATATCCTGGCGCGTCGGAACCTACCGTGCAAATCAGAGCAGGTAACTGCGCAACCATGCCCTGAAGGGCACTGCGAGGCTGACACGGGTTACCTACATACGACTCTTTGGTGTGATGTAGTACGATAATTGCGGAGTTAGTATCTCTTGCGAGGTACTTCAACTCCTTTATTGTAGAGCGCATACCCGCAAACTCTTCTCCCCCATCATTGGAGATATCCATCAGGTTATCTACAACGATAAGAGTTGGAGCACAGCCCCACAATTCTTCAAAAGCAAGAACCTCTTGGTCTACATCTGCTAGCGTTGGTGCTGAATCAAATGACCAAAAGATATGCCCTGAAGAATCATTTATGATTTTCCTAGACTCTTCGACCTGCTCGGCAAGCATATGCTCTGCCTCGGTCTGAGTCTTGCCGCTAATCATAGATAGCAATCTCATCGCCATCGTATGAGCGTTTGTGTCGGCACTTACATACAGCGTAGGTACTTTTGTATGCAACGCTAACGCAAGAGCGAGTGTCGACTTACCAGCACCAGGGGTACCAGCAATCATCGACACTTCCGCTCTGCGAAAGATTATCTTGTTGTTGTCAAAAGTACGGAACACCGAAGGGAGTGGTTCACCACCGATGTCCGCACTACCAACAGCGCGGGCAAGGGTTCTCATTGGTTAAAACGTGCTCCATTCAGGTTCATTCCTCTTGAGGAATACCGGGTCACATTGGTCAGGAGTTCCCTTTGGAGTTGGGCACATATAGCCCTTCCATGGACCCTTAGCGCTATTACCGCTTCGCTTGGTCATAGGACCATGCTTGCAGTTGCGACCTACTGGCGCAGTAGATGGTGTTGATACTGGCGCTACTGGTGTAGCACCTAGTGTTGCGGTAACATTAGAAACCGCCTGCTCGTACGATGGTGCTCCTTCGATAGAAGAAGCCATAGTACCTAGCATTTTATCTACACCTTCAGGTCCAAGCACATCAGTTAGATGTGACTTGAAGTCTGCGAATGTATCTGCTGCAACGACGAATATTCTGCCGTCATTGAGTTTGCTGCTTACCTGGAAGTTTGCTCCAGCCATTATTCATATCCTTTCGATTTATTTCCGTTCATCCATTTGCAATACGATAGCACACCGCAACGACCACAAGAGTTCATGTTAGGCAAGAAAGTCTCGGTCTTGCGCATTTTGTCAAAGCCTGTGAGTATCTCCTCAACCCTATCAGGTTGTAGGTGGTCTAGGTCCCACAAAGAGATACTTCCAGTACGTGCATCCCAAAAGCCAGCCTTGTCGACTGAGATACCCTCTTTGGCGAGCGCCCATGCATACACTGCCAATTGAAGGGGATGCCTCTGGGATGACGCACCGGTTTTGATATCGACGAGGACCCTATTCCCGTCGTAATCAACCAGCACTCGGTCAATAGCAAGTTTAACCGTAGTGCCCTCGATAGAAATCTCATACTGCTTCTCAATGAAGTCTTCGTAGACTGACCAACCGCCATCAAGGAATTTAATCCAGCGGTCAACCATCCACCAACCTTCGCCATACCACCAAGACATGTCTTCACGACTGCGGAACTCCCAGTCCTTCATGTCACCATGAAGTTCTTCATCTTCTTTGACTTGTTTGAACCATACATCGTTCCATAGTTCATCAAGGTTTGATGTCTCGCCGAGTTCGCCTTTATCCCAGCGTTCAGTTGCTTTGTGGACAGCAGAACCCCCGGTAAACCATACTGCGTGTTTCTCGGGTACGTCTTTTGTTTTTGTAAGATAGTACTTCCAACCACACTCTAACCAAGTGTTGAAGGAAGAATAGGAAATATGCTTAGGTAATTCGCTCATGAACAGAGCGTATCACATTAGAACTCTTCTTCGTCGTCCCAATCTAAATCTGACTCTTCCCTGCCCATCCAGTCCCCTTGAAGTGAATAGGGTTCGCCAAAAATACTTTGAATAATACGTTTCCACAATGACCGCAATTGATTTCTCCTTCATGGGTATACGGAAGAACTATCTCTTGAACATCGTTACACGAACGACACTCGTAGTCATACGTCGGCACTTCGTGCCTCCTGTCTAAATGCCTGAACCCCGGATTCTAAGAAATGCCCCCCTACCCCCCATAAAAATTATGGTGAGTCAGGGAGGCTAGGTCGGCTATGCCGTCACCCCATCATCTGAAGTTTCTGCCCCACGGTTTCCCGCCCGAAAATCATACCATAGAAAAACAAAAAAGGACCCCCCAACCCGAAGTCAACAGGAGTAAATTGACTTTGAGTTGAGGGGTTTTTAGAGTCCGGGTGAGGGATTATACCTACCCAGGGCTAAAAGTGCCTCAAATCGGCTTCTAGACCCCTTAAAAAGGGTATCCTAGAGCCTATTCGGCGCCTCTTCCAAACTGTGTAGCAGATGGGTCCAACCACTTGAGTACTGGACCGAGGAAGCCCGCAAGGGCTGCCATACCTAATGTCTTGAGATTAGTCTCGCCAGCGAGGTAAAGTGCGATAGCAGCAGATGCCGCAGCACGGAACCAAGTCAGCGATACTTGCTTAAACTTTTCCATCAGTTTCCTTCTTTCGTAAGATTTACCTTCCAGGTATGAACCTTGCAACAGGTACAGACCACGGTTGGTACTGGTGGTTTTACTGTATCAGAAATCTTCTTCTTAGGCTTGGGCTGTAGGCTAGCCACCACCTGGTTGACCAGAGAGGGGCTGTTCAGCCACCAGAACCAAGGGCTAGTATCGTTAGATTTATCAGGGCGGATAGAGATATGAAGATGCTTAACGTGAGGATTGCTACCCCTATAAGGGCGATTCCCAGACTTAGCAAACTTACGATTCCAAATCTTCTTATTGAAGATGAGGTACTGAACCCTCTCGTCTTCCTTAAGTTTTTCAAAGATAACTGCACAGTCCACCCCATTCTTCGGGTCATGGGTCAAATCAACAGCAAGACCCGTGTTGTGGTCACTATCAGGGTTAGCCTTGCGATGTGCCAATGAAGGCAATAATCCGTCGGACGCTTTCTTGCGCTTCGGAAACAATGCTGTCGCTTGCCGAAGAACAGCAATAGCAGCAGGACTCGCGACTTTCGCTACAGGTTTCATTCACTTCCTCAATGCTTCTTTCACTAATTCGGTTAGTAATTCTACTTTTTCTTCCAAGGCATTAACCTTGTCTTTGATACTGCTCCCGCCATTGGGCTTGAGTTCTGCTAGATAATGCTTCACCATCCATCTAATAAGTGAAGCGAATCCGGCTACTAAAGTAAATATGGCTACGGCTAATCCAGCCCAATCAGCAGGTGACATTTTATACGGTCCTTAAGGTAACTTCAATGACACCACCGAAGCCGGAGAACCGCTTGTCAGGTGGAGTCAGACGGGTGAATGAGAGTTGTTCAATCGTTACTTGGCGCGACTC